CGCCCCGGTCGTATCCGGCGGCGACGACCTCGATCGGCGCGGCGCGCGTGGCGATGCCGAGCGCCTTCATCTCGGCGCGGATCGCGAGCAGCTGCCGGCGCCGGTAGATCGCCGTCCCGATCCGGTCGTCGCGGAGGTCCGCGGCGATCTGCGCGCGCAGCCGCTTGGCCGTGCGCTGGTACATGCGGATTAGCTGCTGCTCGGCGGTCAGTGCCACGCCGCGGATCGTAGGGACGCGTGCGGCCGTTCTAAGCGGCGGAAGGCGCCAGACGGCCGGATGGTCGGATGCGCGGCGGGAAACCGCACAGCGCGCCCGCGGCGCCTGTCAGGCGGTCTCTAGCGTCAGGCGCGTGGTCTGCAGCTCTGCGTCGACGTCGTCGTCGTCGATCGCGCGTCGCTCGACGAGTCGCACGGCGATCGTCTCGTCGGCGGCGGCGCCCGTGCGGCGGATCGTCACGACGTCGCCCGATCGCCAGTCGACGCCGAGTGCGTTCTCGACGATCAGGACGCGGTCGACGGTGCGCGCGGCGCCGCCGGCGGTCTCGGCGCGATCGCGGCGCTCGCGGAGGTACGCGCTCGCATCGCCGGCCCACTTCTCCGGTCCGGCGCCGGCGGGTCCGTCGTATGCCTCGCCGGCGGCGGCGCCGGTCACGCGCTTGATCGTCGCGTTCGACTGGAGCAGCGTCATGCGGTCGCGCGGGCGCCCGTCGCGCGAAGGCCGGCGGCGGCGAGCAGAGACGCGGCGGCCTGCCGCGCGGTTCGCGCTGCGGGGTCGATGCCGCCGGCGACCGGCGACGACCGGCTGAAGTCCGGTCCCGAGACCGCTCCGAAGCGGACGCCGTCGAAGGCGCGAGGGTTGCGGTTGGCGACGACGGCGAGCTTGATCGTGGCGCGCGTGAGCTTCTGTCGCTGCCACTCCTCGAGCTGCGCCGGGATGAGTAGCCGGCCCGTGACCGTGTCGACGGGCGCGACGACGACCAGCTCGTCGATGCGGTCCTCGGCATCGGCGATCAGGCGTTCGGCGGCGGCGTCGGTCAGTCCGTCGTCGACGTCGGGTTCGGCCCGGAGCTGGTCAGCGGTCGCGTAGATCCCCATGCGCCGGATCGTAGCCGCGGCCAGAGACGACGAAGGCCCGCCGGGGTGGCGGGCCTTCGATGGCGTCCGTATGCCCGTGAGGGGCTAGCGGTCGACGCCGGCGCGGTCGGCGACGTCTGAGATCGCGCGGCCGATCGGCGACAGCGGGTCGGTCTCGACGCCGCCCTTCAGGCCGGCCGCGTCGCCGATGGTCTCCGTCCGCGGCTTCTGCGCGACGACCTCCGACGTCGGCGCGTAGTCGACCGTGACCTCGACGGCGCCCTTCGCGCCGGCCTCGGCCTCGGCGCCGGTCTCGCGATCGACCCAGCGCGTGACCGGGGCGCCGCCGCCGGCGATCGGCCGCGACTCGTGCGGATTGCCGGGGACGCGGTCGCGGTAGTCGCCGCGCTTCTCGCCGACGCCGAGCGCGTCCTCGGGCCCGACCGGCTCGGCCGGCGATCCCGGCAGGACCGGAACGCCGACGTCGGTCAGGTCGTCGCGCGTCGTGCGCCCGCCGGGGTCGGTCGAGTGCTCGAGGTCGGCGTTCGCCGCGGTGGACGCGACGCCGTCGTTGCCGTCGCTGCGCGGCTCGTCGCCGGCGCCCGTCGACGCGTCGCCGGCGTCGGCGACGTGCTCGGCGATCCGATCGCGGATCTGCGCCTCGGTCTCGTTGTCGGCGTCGACGGTCAGACCCAGGGCCTCGGCCTCGGCGATCGCCTGCTGCTTGCTGGTCATGACGGGACCTCCGAGGTCTCGATCTCGGCCGCGATCTCCGCGGCCCTCTGGTCGATGCCGGCGAGCGTCGCCGGCCACGGCTGCTCGATGACCGTCGACCCGCCGCACTCGACGCAGCGGATGACGGAGACGGGCGCGGCGGCGATGCCCTTCGACGGCTGCGCCGGTCGCGTCGCCTCGTAGCCCTCGACGCGACCGCCGGGGCAGTCGCGAAGGTGGTCGCGATCGTGCATCAGCGACCCGAGTGCGCGGTCGCGCACGGCCGCCGCGCGCTCGGCGTCGGAGACCTTCGCCGCAGCGACGGTCTCCTTCTCGCGCTCCAGCTCGAGCATGAGCGCGATCTTCGCCTCGGGCGTGAGGTCCGACAGCGTGACGCCGCCGGTCTTCGTCCCGTTGGTCTCGCCGCCGCCGTCGCCGCCGGTCAGCTCTGCCGCGATCGCCTCGCGGATCTTCGCCTCGGTGTCGTTCTCGTCGACGTTGAGACCGAGATCGCGCGCTTCGGCGATCGCCTTCTGCTTGGACGTCATGTTGTCGGGGTCTCCTTCCCGATCAGAGGTTCCGCAGACCCGAGCCACGGGCCGCGGCCTTGCCGCCGAAGACGCCGAGACCGCAGAAGAACTCGATCCGCGTCCGGAGCGACGGCTTCACCTGCTGCTCGCCGAGATCGCGCACGTCGACGCCGCCGTTCGTCAGGCCGGTGACAGCCTGGTCCGCCTCGGACTGGCCGAAGCGGACGGCGTAGATCGACGCGCAGTCGGTCGCCGTGCCCTGCGTCTCGGTCTGCGGGATGATCATCGTCCCGTCGCCGCGCAGACCGATGTCGATCAGCGGAATGCCGTTGTAGGTCGGCAGCTCCGCGTCCGGGATCGGCATCCCGACCGTCGAGACGCGCAGCGGCTCGGGCAGGCGGCCGACCGCCTCGACGTTGACGTTCGCGCGGCGCAGAGCCGAGAGGACCCGCATCCGCAGGAACGAGTTCATGATCAGCGCGCCGTTTCCGCCGGACAGCCCGGGGACCGACGCGATGAGACGGTCGAGGAAGTCGAGGAAGTCCTGGACGTCCGTCGTGCCGTTGCCGACGATCGGCAGGCCGTTCGTGCCGGCGGCGATGACCTGTCCGCCGGTGAGCCGCTTCTTCAGGCCGTCGAAGCCGTTCGGGTCGACCGAGACGTCGCCGTTGATGAACGCGTCCTGGAACTTGTACGCGGCGGCCTTGACCTTCAGCTGGTCCTGAACGGCGCGCTGGTCGTTGACGTTCGACCGGGTCTTCTGGACGAACGTGTCGACGTCGGCGTCGCCACCGAGGATGACCAGCTTCTCGGACTTCTGGTTGACCGTGCCGGTCGACTCGGAATAGGCCGAGTTGACGGCGCGGAACTCGACGCCGGGAAGCGTCGCCTCCTCGTCGTACGCGAACGAGTTGCCCTCGATCTCCATCAGCGGGATGCGATCGAGGATCGGCGACTCGATGACGAACGTCTCGAGGACGCCCTTCTGGAGCTCGTCCTGCGAGAGGAGAGCGGCCTGCGCGAGCGTGACGGCCATTGTGGTCTGTGGCTCCTTCGGTGGGTCTGCGGGTCTCAGCCCTTCGCGGCGTACGCGCGTGCCATGCGCGACGTTCCCGCGACCGGGGCCTCTTCGTTCGCCCCGCCGCCGTCGCCGCCGGAGACGTCGCGCTGCCGCGTCGCCTCCCCATCGGTGACGAGATAGGGCTTTTCCTTGGCGATCGCCTTCAGCTTCTTCTCGATGCTCGACTCGTCGCTGAGGTCGTCGTCCGAGAGGCGACCGATCACGTCGGTCGGATCGCGGAACTTCAGCCGCGACGCGACGCGCTCGACGCGCGTCTCGTTCCGGAGCTGGCGGGCCTCGGCCTCGGCCTCGTCCGCGCGCCTCTTCTCGGCCGCCGCGATCTTCTCATGCTCGCCCTTGTCCTCGGCCTCTTTGCGCTCGCGCTCTTCCTTCTCCTTCTTGAGCTGAGACGCGGTCGTCGTCGACTCGCGGAGCCGACGCTGTAGGTCGTCGTGCTCGGCCTTCGTGAGGGTGACCTTCTCGTCGCCCTCGGCCGCTGCCGCAGCTGCGGCCTCGGCTTCGGCCTGCTCGCGAGCGGCCTTCTCCTCCGGCGTCTCCTCGTTGCGGGGATGCCACGGCGGGATCTCGTCGTGGATCGCGTCCCACAGCGCGGGTCCGTCTGTCAGACGGAGCAGCTCGAGAACGTCGGCGGGGATGGCGGCCTGGGTGTGCATGATGCGGTGTCCTCTCGTTCCGCCGGGATTGGTTGTCCCTGCTCCGACGCAGGCGCCTAGGCGGTCTTGGCGAATCGGCTCGTTCAGTCCCCCGAGCCGGTGGGCGGATCTTCCTTGTGTCGCCGTCTACTCGGCGGGCGGAGATCCGAAGGTAGGCGGGATCGTAGCCGCCTGGTCAGCGAGAATGCGATCGCGCTCCTGGCCGTACCAGTCCTCTTCACGGTCTGGGTATCGCTCGCGCAGCGACGTCTCGATCGAGATCAGGTCGGCGGTCTTGAGGTCGGAGTGACGTCGTGCGACCTCGTTTTCGTCCTCGGGCAGCGGCGTGGCGCGCTCGACGGCGGGCACGCCGCCGGCGTTCGTCCACTCGTCGCGGCCGAACCCGCCGAGCGCGGCCGGCAGCGCCTCGAGCAGCGCGCCGCGCTGCGCGATCGCCGGCAGGCCGTCGCCTTCGTCCCATGGCCGGCCGCGCGAGTCGGCGGCGTTCGTCGTCGGCAGGAGACGGACCTTCAGGGCCGTGCCCGTGTTGCCCTGGCCGAAGTCGCCCGACCCGATGAACTGCGGAACGAGGTCGCAGCGCATACAGGCGGTCTCGACGACGTCCTGCTTGTACGCGATCAGCGACACGGCGTCGAAGCTGTATTCGAGGATCCGGAACGGCGGCGTCGCGTTGCTGCCCTCGTCGGCGTCGAGCGGGTCATGAACGAGGACGTCCTCGCCGGCGTCGAACGTCGGCCGCGACGCGACCGCTTCGAAGGATCCATCGCCGCGGTCTGCGCCGGCCTGGATGCCGTCGACGACGCGCGGCGCGCGCAGCGACGACGCGGGGATGACGGCGCGCTTCTTCGCGGTCAGCCGCATGTTCTCGCGCCCGATCGTCGTCGCCTCGTTCAGGGTGAGGAACTGCGTCCAGACGCCGGCGAAGATCGAGCGGCCAACGATCGGCCGGCGCCCCCAGCCGTTGACGATCCGGCCGGCGAGCATCGGCAGCCCGTGATCCCACCGATCGACGAGACCGGCGGTCTCGGGATGCCGCTCGAGACCGATCACGCGGCCGAGCGCGTTCTCTCGGCCGCGGAAGAGGAGGTTCCGAACCTCGCCCGGGCCGTGGACCTCGAGATGCCGATAGACGTCGCCGCGCTGCGCGCCGGCGAGCCGGTCGACGAACGCGACGGCGAGGACGTTCCGGCCGTGCAGGAGCGGGACGACGTCGGTCCGGCTGTGCCACGTCAGGACGGGATGCGGCGTCACGCCGTCGTTGGACAGGCGCCACCAGACCTCGCCTTCGGAGACGTTGGTCTCCTCGGCGCCGGGAAGTTCGCCGCCCCACGACTCGGTCATCGCCGCCATGGGTGCGGCGTCCTCCTCGGCCGCCGGCGCGAACGTCGGCGGTTGCCCGAAGAGCAGATCGCCGTACGCGCTGGCGATCTTCTCGGGAAGATTGTCGATGATCAGCGGCCGGTCGCGCGGCCACTTCATCAGCGCCCGGATGATCGTCTCGTCGGACTCGCGCAGCGCGGCCCACAGCGCGATCTGTCGGCGGACGGTCATCTCGGCAGGGATCGGCCAGACGCGTGCGGCGAGCAGCCGCGCGATCAGTCGCTCGAGCGGGTTCACGGGCGGTCACTCCTCCTGTTGCAGCTGGCGATGGATACGCGCGATCCGCTGCGCGCCGGCGACGAGGGAGTCGGGCCCGTGCTGGTCCTCGGCCTTCTTCCAAACGCCATCGGGTCCGGACTCTAGTCCCCGCAGCTGACGCGCCAGCTCAGGGCACGACGCCGAGATCGCGATGATCTGCGTCGTCTTGCCCTGGCCGGCGCGGCGAAACAGGCGACGGAGATAGCCGGCGGTCTCCTTCTTGAATTGGCCGAACGGGACCTTGCGCGACCGGACCTCGCCGGCGGCGTACTGGCTCGCGTAGCGCGACCGTGCGACGGCGAGGAACGTCCGCATCGACTGGATGCCGGCGGCGTCGTAGCGGGCTTCTCCGATCGGCGGCTCGACGCGGCCGGTCCGCGGCGAGACCGACTGGACGTCTAGCGCCGTCGCGTGGAACGCCTTCGCGAACTCGCCCGGCTCGGCGCCGGTCGTGACGGTCTCGGCGGCGACGTAGATCCCGCCGGACTCAAGCGGCCAGATGACGACGCCGTGTGACGCCTCGCCCCAGTCGATGCCGCCGTGGATCATCTCGCCGGCCGGCGGCGGCATCTCGTCGGTCCCCATCAGCGCGTCGAGCTCCGCGCCGAGACGCAGCGCCGCGGCGATCTCGGTCAGCGCGAAGAATCGGTCGCGGCCGGATCCGACGAGCGCGTCCTCGTCGGTCTCGGGGTGCTCGGATCGGAACTCCTCCTCGGTGTCGAACGCGTCGCGCCGGCGTGCGCGCCACGTCTTCGTCCGGCCGGGGCGCGTGCTGTCGGGCAGGAAGACCGGCGTCCACTCCGACTCGCCCTCTCGCGCCTTGACGTATGTCTGCGCGAAGTACTGGTGCCACCCCTCCTCGTCGGGCGGGCCGTCGCCCGACGAGATGAGGATGATCTGGCGGGCCGCCGGCAGGAGAGCGCGCGTCGTCGGGCCGGCCTGACCGTTGCGCACGAACGCCCATTCGTCGCCGATCGCGAGGTCGGCTTGCCACGACCGCGGCGCGCTCGGCGTGCCGGGAAGCGAGACGATCCGGCCGCGCCCGACGAACTTCGCTTCGGTCTTCGATCCGGCGGTCTCGCGGTCCTCGGCCAGCCGCAGGAACGGCGGCAGTAGATCGTTGATCTCGCGGGTCCGCTCGAGCAGCCGCTTCGCGTACCCGCCGTCTTGCGAGAGACCGAGGACCGTCGCGTTCGGCGTCTCGGGATCGAGGCCGAGCAGGTGAAAGCCGTAGTGCAGCGCGAGCCACGTTAGGCCGAGCTGCCGCGCCTTGAGGACGATCAGGAATAGCTCGACGAGAAACAGATCGAGGACCTCGCGCTGGTCACGCGCGCTGACCGCCGTCCTGGCCGCGTCGGGCTGGCGCGGCCAGAAGATGAACGGGACCGGCGGGCCGCCGGCCTCGTCGTCGTTCTCGGCCGGCGCGCGGACGTGGCCGTAGGCCTCGGTGAAGTACGCGACGTCGACGGACGCGCGGCGCCGCTCGCGCTCCTTCCATCGGGCGTCCAGCTCGTCGTCGGCGGCGAGCGCGAGACGCGCGTCGATCGACAGGCGACGGATCGCGGCGGGCAGCCACGGCCGGCCGTTGTCGTCGCCGGCGACGGACCGATGCCATCCCTCGAGGAGCACCTTCTCGGACCGGCGTAGCGCGGCGACCTCGGCCGATGCGAGGCCGGTCGGCAGCTCGATCCGGTGCCGAACGGCTTCGAAGGTCTGAACGGCGATCGCCACGCCCGGAGGCTAGTCGCGATCCCAGAGGCCGAGTGCGGACGGGTCGGGCCGGTGATCGGGATCGGTCGTGTGGCGCGGCCGCGCGACACGACGGATCGGGCCGAGACAACAGACGGTCCAGCACGCGGCGAGGAGTCGCCGGCCGCACTCGACGCAGACGCGCGGATCGGTCACAGCGACGGCCGCCGGCCGAGTGGTCCGAGTGAGTCGACGTCGTCGTCGGGCCCAGCCGACGCGTCTGCTCGAGCTGGCGGCGACGTCTCGGCGAGGTCGACGACCGATCCGCCGCGCTGGACGTGCCGGCGGCCGAAGAGGATCGCGAGCGCTTCGGAGAGGCAGTCGGCGCAGATCGACGTCGAGAACGTCGCGCCGTCTGCCGATCCGCCGGCGGCGGTCACGGCGAGACCGATCGGCGCCGTGTCGTCGACGCCTTCGGCGCCGCAGGACGCGCATCGCGGCTCGGGTGCGTGGCCGGCCAGCGTCAGCCGGCCGCCGCGTGTCTGGCGGCGGATCATCGGCGCCGTCGCGTGGTTATGACGGCGACGGTTCCGGCGCCGGCGAGCACGACGGCGAGAGGCAGCGCGGACCAGTCGCCGATCCTGACGCCGGCGATCGTCGCGACCGCGACCGCGACGACGCCGAGAACGATCGTCATCGCGTCGAGTAGGTCCTGACCGACGCGTCGCGCCGATCGCCGAGACGACGTGTCGGCCGTCGACGCGCTCCGACGCGTCATCGTGGCCGGTCCTGCCGGGTTGCCTCGGCGATGGTCTCCAGCGCGTCCGCTGCGCGTCTCAGGGCGCCGTAGATGGCGGGCGCGAACATCGCGACGACGATCGCGGAGATCTCGACGGCGATCATCGGCCGGCCTCGGCACGGATGCGCTGCCGCTGGTCGAGGATCCGGCGATGCGTGTCGACGGCCAGCGCCGCGGAGTCCTCGGCGAACGCGCGGCCGACCTCCTCCTTGATCGTCTGGATGCGCGGCAGATCGAGCGCGTGGAGATACCCACGGTCGAGCGGCGTCGCCTGCGCGAGCCGGATCTGCGCGGCGGCCGTGCGCAACGCCTCGTCGGCCTTCGACGACGCGCGCTCGGCGCGTCGGCCACTCCGATTCTGCGCGACCTTCGCGAGACGCTTCGCCTGCGCGAACACGACGTCGGCGGTCGTGACGAGCTGACGCCCGGTGTGGCCGCCGCCGCCGATGCGCTGGCGCTCGCGGATCGCGTCGGTCGAGAGGTCCGCGCCGGCGCCGCCGGCGGACGTGTCGCGCGGATCCACGCGCGACCGGCCGGCGCGCTTGACGGCGGTCTCGATCTCGGATGCGGTCGCCTTCGTCTGGATGCCTCGGGTCATCGTCACCAGTCCTTCCGTGTGCCGCGCCACGCGGCGACGGCGTCGTCGTTGGCCACGGTCGACGGATCGTCCATCGCGTGCAGATCGTCGATCAGGCGTCGGACCGTTCCGCGGCCGGTCCGGTCGGGTGGCGGGCCGGCGTCGATCGCGGCGAGGTCGATCTCGGGGAACGCGGCGGTCTTACTCGCCCAGCGGCGCCACGCGGCGCACGCGCCGCGGCAGGCCTGCCCGGTCCGCTTCTCGGTCGCCTTGACGCCGTCCGCGCAGCTGCCTTCGACGGTCGGCGGCCGGTCGCCGGGGTAGGTGGTCGCGCGGACGTGGCCGCGGCATCCCTCGGCGCGCAGCGGGCACTCCTTCCACGCTCGCGTCTCGCCGGCGGCGTGGATCTCGGCGACGTCAGCCACGCGACGCCCGTTCCCTTTCCGCTTCGATGCCACAGATCAGGATTGTGGCGGCCATGCCGTAGAACCTGCCGGCGACGCGCTGAACGAGCGCGACCTTCCTCGCGTGACGACCGGGCAGGAGGTCGATCGCGGTCGCGACGAACGTCGGGATGACGGCGGCCTTCAGCGTCTCGGCGTCGAGGCCGGGGACGTGCAGGCTGTTGACGGCGGCGTCGACGTTGCCACGGGCGCGCTCGAGACGCGCCTCGGCGGCGGCGGCGCCGGGGAGTTGGAGCGTGGTCATAGCGTCGGCATCTCGCGGTCTTGCTGCCAGACGACGCCGGCCAAGAAGAACTGCAGGCCGGCGGCGATCGCTAGGAGACGCATCGTCTCGACGACGTCGTCGCCGCGCTCGACGCGCACGGCCATGACGTCGCACGGTCCCTCGATCCGTGGCGCGATCTCGCCGCGGACCTCGTCGAGGGTGACGCCGGCGCGCTCGGCGAGCCGTTCGAACATCGGCAGCATGGCGGCGCCCGCCTGCGCGATCGCCTCGTCGTCGATCAGGCGTTCGGCCGATGCCGGCGTGGCGAGCGCGTCGACACGGTCGAAGAAGTCGGCGAGCGTGGTCACGCCGCGGTCTCGAGGTCGCGCGGCTCGCGGCCTTCGACGGCGGCGATCGCGTTCTCGACGGCCTGCTGGTGACGATCGACGGCGCCGTCGTAGCCGCGCAGACGCTCGCGCCAGAAGCGATAGACGTCGCGCTGCAGGTCGTTCGGGACGCGCCGCCAGTGCGGCCCGCACATCGCGTGCTCAGCGGGCCGCGTGTTGCGGCATCCGTCGACGGGGCAGGGGAGTTTCATGCGCCGCCCGCCCCGCAGTCGTCGTCGGCGTTCGGCGGGCGATCGCGCGCGGCGCGCAACCACTCGACGGGGTCGCCGCCGAAGCAGTCGTCGAGCACGGCCAGCCGCGCGTCCTGGTTGGCCGTGACGCGGGCGATGGTCTCGACGCGATCGCGGAGATCGTCGAGGCGCGTCTCGGTCTCGGCGACGAGGCTGCGCATCGTCGCGTCTGCCGCTTCGAACGCGTGGTCCGTGGCGATGGTCTCCTCGTTGATCCGGCGCTCGGTGCCGGCGGCGTGGACGCGCGAGAGGTAGATCGAGAGCGCGACCGTGGCGACGGTCGACGTGCGCCGGCGAGAGATGCCTACGATCATCGCGAAGAAGAGCGCGAGGATCGCGGTCGCGGCGTGGTCGGTCTCGGCGTCGGCGGGCTGGCAGAACTCGCGGATCGCGTCCTCGGCCGCGGCGCGCGTCTCGTCGCGGCGCGTCACGACAGCACCTTCCGCACGGCGCCGGCGGCGACGTCGGCGATCGCCGACGCAGCGAATCCGTCCTGCGTGGCGAACCCGGGGAAGTGCTCGCCGATGACGTCGGGTTCCTGCGCGGCGTGCCAGACGTCGCCGGCCAGCCTCTCGACGTTGATCGGCGGCTGACCGCCGGGGCCGACGAGCTGCGGTCGCCGCGCGTCGATCTCGTCGGCGTGCGCCGCGGCGGCGAGCAGCGACTCGATCAGGACGGCGGTCGGCGCGATCGACGTCAGAGCCGTGTCGGTCAGCATGCGATCGACCTCCTGCGCGGCGGCGGCCTGGAGCGCGTCGCGGATCTGCGCCGGCTCGGCGTTCTCGGGCATGACCCGCGGCGCGATGATCGCGTCGACGACGTCGACGGGGACCTCGATCGTCTCTGCGTCGCCTGCGGTCGCTCGGCCTGCGCGGATGGCGGCCAGCGTCTCGACGGCGCCGGCGTAGGTGTAGGTCATCCGTTCTCCCTTCCCATGGCCGACGTGCGCGCCGGCCGGATCGTTAGACGACGCGCATCATGGCGCCGGCGGCGGACGACGCGTCGCCGGCCTGCAGACGAGACGCGTTCGGGGTCTACGTGCCGAGCGCGGCGGCGCGGCGACGCACGCGCGCGAGGGTCGCCTCGGCGTCGGCGAGGAGGTTCGCGCGGTGGGCGATGTAGCGGGCGCGCTGCCGACGAGATCCGCGGCGGTTGCCGGCGCGCGCGAGCTGCAGATCGCGATGCGCGACGAGACGTTCCAGCTCGAGGATCTTCACGCCGAGACGCCGTCGCTCGCGTGCGATCTCGACGAGCTCTGCGCGCCGCTCGCGGTGGGCGCGCTCGAGACGCGGCGCGACCGCGGCGAAGAGCGCGCGATCGGTCACGCCGCGGCGTTGGCCGACGCGTCGCCGGCGACGTCGACGGTCGCGTCGACGTAGCGGCGCCATGCCTCCGAGACGGCGCCACTGCCGGGGTACAGGTCGGCGAGCGTGTCGCCGACGCGCGGGTCCGCGCCGAGCGACCGGAAGACCCAGAAGGAGAACGCGCTCGGCTTGATCCCGGTCACGCGGCCCGTCTGTCGGCCGACGCCGGCGCTCGGCCAGTCGCGCGGCTGCGCGGCGTGGACCCAGTCGACGAGATGCGGCGCGTCGTCGGGTCGCGGCCGGCCGCCGCGGAAGACGACAGGTTCCCATGCGCTCTTCGCGCGGCGCGACGTCGACGGCGGCGCCGGCTTCGTCCAGATGCCGATCCGATAGTCGCGCCACCACTCCAGCCCGCGGTCCTCGAGGATCGTCGCGACGTAGAACGTCGACCGCGGCGACGTCGAGAGCGCCCAGCCGTCGTAGTCGCGTTCCAGCGCGTCGATCAGCTCGACGTGATCGACCTCGCCGGCGAACTCGGGATGGTCTCGGTAGTGCCGCGCACTCATGCCGGGGTATGGCGGATCTGCGTACGCGAGACGCAGCGGCTCGCCGGCGGCGACGACGTCGGCGCCCTCCTGGCCGAAGCGCCATGACGCTTGCCGGCAGGCCTTCCCGCAGAACTTCGCGGGCCGCTTCTTGCGGCCGGTCTCGGACGTGGCGGGGATGACGCCGCCGCACCAGCCGCACAGCGGGACGTTCTCGAGTAGGGAGATCGCGCCGGGACCGGGCGTCGGCAGCTCGACGCCCGTCACGCGAGGCCGCGTCGCTCGAGATCGCGCAGCTCGGCCACGACGCGCGACGCGTGGTCGTCGCGTGCGATCTCTGCGGCGAGATCAGCCGGCAGCGTCGCGTCGACGATCTCGATCCCGGACCCGCGCGTTCCGGGCATCGGCGGCGTGGAGTGCTTGGCGCCGACGTCGGCCTTGCCGGCGTAGTAGCCGACGAGCGTCGGATTCGGCACGACGACGCGTGGCCGGCGGCGGGCGCGCAGAAGCCGCGCGAAGTCCCGCAGGATCCGTGCGACGCCGACGCGCATCGCGCGACCGAGACGCGCCATCAGCCGAACGGCGCCGCCGGCGGTCTCGGCGCTCACGACGCCTTCGCCTTGTGGATGCGCTCCATGCCGATAACGCGGCCCTTCTCCTTGATCCGGCGGAACCCGACGCCGTCGATCTCGGTCGACGCCTGCGCCACGACGACGCCGTCCGCGTCGGTCACGACGACGGTCAGCTTCTCGCCCGGCTGGAGGTCGTGCGGAAGGTTCAGCTCGTCGCCGATCTTCAGCGTCGCGGCGAGGTAGCCGTCTGGCTCGTCGTCGCGGTCGGGGTCTCCCTTCGGGACGACGTCGAAGGTGATCGGGAACTCGTCTTGGTCGCCGGCGCGGCGTGCGTCTATTGGCATGCGTCGCACCGTAGCCCGCGGCGACGACAGACCGACGTGTCGCTCGTCGACCGGCGACGTGACGCCGGCGGCCGGCCGCGGCGTCTGACCGGGGAGGTTGGTCGGAGACGGCGCGGTTCTCCGGGTTGGGGCATCGGCCGCCGGCGCGGCGTCGACGCTATCGGGCCGGCGCCGGGTGACGCCGGCCCGGTGGCATCGCCGGCCAGTAGAGCGCGACGTCGCGCTCGAGATCCCCGTGAAACCCATCGAAGGGCGCCGAGATCGGCAGCTCGATCCCGGCACGACGCGCGAGGTCGTCCCATGACGTGCCTGCGTCGTCGTCGAGACCGTCGATCGCGCGCCATCGCGCCGCGGCCGTCATCGCGACACGAACCCGACGACGACGATCGCCGCGACGCGTCCGCACGACGGGCAGCGCATCGCCTCGTCGTAGCTGGTCAGGACGATGGAGATCCGCGCCTTCCGCGCGTGGCCGCACCCGAATCGGCATCGCACCTTCGCCACGTTGCGCGGCCGGATCTTCGCGAGCTGGCCGCGCTTCATGCGTCGCCCGCAGCTCGAGCGCGACTCGCCGCCCGCCGGCGCTCGCGCGCCGCGGCGAGTTCGTCGACGCCCGACAGCGCGGCGTCCAGCTCCTCGTCACTCATGCGCCGCGCGATCTCCTCGGCCTGCGCGCGCGGCATCGGCTCGCCGCCCTGGTCGGTCGTCAGACCGAGTGCGAGACGTTCGGTCACGACAGCGCGGTTGTGCATCCGGCCAAGCGTCGCCTCGAGCTGCAGAAGACGGTCTATGTCGAGACCCTTCAGTTCGTCCTGCGCCTCGGTCGGGTCGGCCAGCCGGCGCAGAACCTCGCGCGCCACGGTCAACGACGCCTCGCCGTGAAGCTCCGCGATCTGCGCCTGCCGCCGCGCCCTCTTCGCCAACGCGTCCAGATGCGCCGTGTCGATCTCGCGCGTCGCCTCCGACTCGAACTCGCGGACGCGCTGGACCCATCCATGCGTCGACGACCAGCGGTCGATCAGAGTTTTGGACTTGCCCAACGCCTGCGCGACCTTCGCTGTACTTCGTGAGGGGCCCATCTCGAGGTATCGGCGGAACGCTTCGAACGCGACGTCGGTCTCTTTGGTCTGGCGCTCGGCGGGTCCTGGGGACGCGTCGTCGTTCCTCGAGGTGCGACGCGTGGTCATCTCAGAACGGGTTCCCGGTCTCGCACGTCGGCGGGCATGGGTCGCCGGGTTCGGTCTGGCACTCGGCGCAGGCGTGGACGCCGGCGATGAAGTCGGCGCGGTCGACGGGCGGCAGGACGAAGATCGCCGGGGCGCCGGTGTCGTCGTAGTAGTCGCCGACGCGGATCTCGTCACTCATGCCGGCGGGTCCTCGGCGTGCTCGGCGGCGACGGCGACGTCCTCGACGGCGCGGCGCAGGCGTGAGACGACGTCGCGGCGGGTGGCGCCCTGGGCCATGACGGCGCGGCCGTGTGCGGTCGTGCGGATCATCAGGCCGGTCCCGTCGCCTCCGGGGATCGAGTCGACGTCGAACGTCGTGCCGTCGCCGACGAGGCGCGCGATCTCGCCGCGGAACGCGGCGGCCGTGAGGTCTCCGGTCTCGTCTGTGTCGGGGTCTGGCGGCGGCGCGTCGGGGTCGCCGGCGCCGCCGGCCTCGGCGGGGCGCGTCGCGTTGACGGCCTGCGTCCAGAGGTCGACGAACTCGGCCGGTTCGCCGAGCGTCGAGAGCGTCGGCAGAGCGGCGCATGATCCCTCGGCGCGTTCCTTCAGGAGTGCGTAGAGCGCGCCGACTGCACGGTCGACGTGGCCGCGGTCGATCAGCTCGCGCTCGGGCACGACGGCGCGCGTGACGCCGACGCTGACCGGCGGGTGACCTGGGCCGCGGATCGTGAGCTCTACGCAGGCGCCGGCCTCGAGAGCGCGCGCTTCGGCGTCGTCGGGCTGCCAGATCGTGACCCAGCCGACCGCGGCGTCTTCCTGGGTCTCGCCGAGCGTCGTGTCGTAGAGGAGCGCCCGCGTGGCGGGCAGATCGTTGTCCTGCGTGCCTCCGGGCAGCGTCAGCGTGACGTTGCTCTCAGGTGTGCGGACTGGCTTCATCGTGTCGTCTCCTTCTTGCGCCGGCGTCGGCGCGGTCGTGTGGCTTTGCGGCCGGTCAGGGTCTCCCACCGTTCGATGGCGACGTCGCAGAATCCGGGGTCGATCTCGGCCATGACGGCGCGGCGTTCGCGCTGCTCGGCGACGAGCGCGACGGTTCCGGCGCCGGCGAACGGGTCGGCGATGACCTCTCCGGGCGCGGTCAGGTGGACGGCGAACGGCGCGACGAGCTGCGCCGGGAACGGTGCCGGGTGCTTCTTGCGCGATCGCGTCTTGAGGCCTTGCGACTGCTTGGCGCCGGTCCGGCCGCCGGTCTCGTCGTCGGGCACGTCACGCGTCGCGGCGGCCTGGCTGACGCTGAAGACGTCGTGTTGTGCGGTCTCGTCGATCGCGTCCAGTGGCGGGCCGAGCGCGATCGGTCCCTTGCTGAAGACGTAGACGAGTTCGTGGATCGGGTTCGGCGTGAAGCGGCGCGCGACCGGCGCGCGCGTCGTGACGTGCCACTTCGGCAGCGGGACGCCGACCTTTTTCCAGACCAGCTCGCGAACGTACGTCAGGCCGAGTTCCTCGAGCATGACCGATTGCCGGTGAGGGTGGACGCTCGCGGTCGATCCGATGTTCCAGCACAGCATCCGGCCGGCGGCGAGATGCGGCAGCCACGCGCCGACGACGGCCTCGAGCATGGCGCGGTACTCGGGCCACGGCTTCGTCTCGTCGCTGGTCTCGTCGCCGTAGTCGACGCGGACGTTGTAAGGCGGCGACGTGAAGACGAGGTCGACGGGCGCGCCGATCGCGTCGACGGCGGTCTGGACGACGGCGGCGTCGCTTGAGTCGCCGCAGACGAGGACGTGATCGCCGAGACGGATGACGTCACCCTTGCGCGTGGTCGGTCGTGCCGGCGTCGGCGGCGTGTCGACGTCGGCGAGGTTGCCGAGTGCGCGGCCGGCGTCGGCGGCGGCGATCGCGGCGGCCTCGACGTGGATCTCGCCGATGCGGACGGGGTCGAGCAGCGTCGCGTCGATCTCGATCCCGTCGCCCTTGAGGATCTCCGACAACAGACCGACGTTCCACGTCGCCTCGTCGGACGCGACGTTGTCGGCGATCGCGAGCGCCTCGGCCTCGGCGTCGCTCGAGATCGAGCGACGGACGATCGCGACGACGTCGGCGCCCTCTGCCTTCAGCGCGGCGTGTGTGTGGTTGCCCTTGACGATCTCGCCGGTCTCGGCGCGGACGATGATCGGGACGTACTGGCCCCAGCGGCGGATCGAGGCGCGGACGCGGTCGACGTCGCCGACGCGCGGGTTGCGACGCAGCGGGCGGACGTCGTCGATCGGCACCATCTCGACGCGCAGCTCGGCGGGCACCTTCGCCGGCCGCGGTGTCCTCGTTCTCGGGGTCATGCGTCTGCGTCTCCTTCGGCGGCTTCGGCTACGGTCTCGGCCGCCCCGCCGGCTGGCCGCCTAGTCGCCGGCGGGGTGCTTTCGTCAGTGGAGACGAGATCGCAGAGCCTACGCGCGACCTCGGCGATCGCCGGCGGCTCGGCGAAGACGAAGACCCGCATCGGTCGGCCGGCGAGCGCCGACGCGCACGTCTCGAGCACGCCGCCGAAGCGGTCAGAGATCCATCGCACGCGCTCGGCCGGCGCGGCGACGAAGATCCGGTCGTCGACGACGTCGGCGACGACGCACGGGCCCAGCCAGAGATCGAAGGCGCCGGCGTCGACGTAGCGGCGCGCCTCGTCGGCGAGGCGGCGAGCGGTCGGCGTGAGCTGGTCGAGACGCGTCGCTCGATCGACCGGCGACCGCTGCGGCAGCTGCGGCGGGATCTCGGCCGGCGTCGTCGCGCCGCTCCAGCGATGGCCGCACGACGGGCACTCATGCGGGCCGTCCGCGGCGGCCAGAAGCGCCGTGACGTCGGCGTGGCCCTGCTGCTGGATCTCGCGCTTGGTGCGCCGCCGGCGGCGGCGGTCGTTGCCGT